ACAAGCAGTAGATACTTGGTTCATGAGGCGCTTCAGTGAGGGCAGGGCGTCCAAGAAACGGGTCTTGAGCTTCTGTCCTTCCCTCGCACCCTTACCGATGATGCTTCCTAGTTTCGCAGCACCAGCTCCGTACAGGAACCCGTAGATGAACGTCTTCGCTTGTTTGCGAGTTTCCAGTCCAGCCTTCTCTTGGTTGGCTGCATGGATATCGCCCTCGAGTAGGACCTTCGTGTACTCTGGGTCATTCATGAAGTGTGCGAGACACCTCAACTCAAGTCCGCTCATGTCGCACCCGACCAGCACGTTGCCGGGAGAGGGTTTGAACAGTGAGCGGAACTCCTTTCCCCAAGGCACACCGACCGCAGGCACTTGGCCTAGGTTCGGGTTACGATGGGAGCAGCGACCGGTCACTGTACCGCCGGTGAGTACCTCACCATGTAGGACACCATCGCGTTCCAGTTTCAGGTAGCTGTTCTTCCCTTCGGACAACATCCCCAGACGTTTCTGTACGAGGAAGTATTCGGAGAGGAGCTTTGCTTCTGGGTACTCCAGCTCGGAGAGGACCACCTCGTCCACCTGGGGCTCGCCACCCGGTGTGAACTGAGTTGGCTCCCAGTTGTACAGAGCTTTGAGACGATGGGCGATGTGATGTCGTGAGCCGGGGTTGAACGTGGTGAGCTTGATCTTGTTGTAAGCATCACCCTTCGTCACTCCCCGACACTTGTTGTTGACCTTCGGCTCCATGAAGCCATCAGGTAGGTAGAACGGTTGGAACGTGTCCTGCAACTCCTGTTCGAGTTCGTGCTTCCGAACCAGCAGTCGAGCATTCAGCTCTTCTGCCGCCTTCTTGTCGAAGGTGAAGCCGAACCGCTCCTGTGCAGCCGCTATGTGAGCAATCTCGTGCTCAATCTCGACGGCCTGTTGTGACAGTGCGGGGTTCTCGATAAGTACTTGGTGCAGCCTTTCGGTGACTTCCACGTCCCTGACGTTGTAGTCCAGCATCTCCTGAGAGAAGTTCTCCCAGCCGCCTTCATACTCGTCCTTCTCAAACGACAAACGCTGGCCCCATGCTTTCAGGCTGTGGCTACCAATCAAGGTGCCAGCCAGATAGCCTCGTTCCCGATCTAAGTCACTCAGATTTGGAAACAGGAGACGAGACAGGATCAGCGTATCAACCACCCGGAACGCCTCAGCGTTAAACCACGGGTGGAGCTTCGCAACCAGTGGAAGATCGAAGGCCACGACGTTGTGGCCGATCACCTCATCTGCTGATTGCAAAACCTTGAGACCTTCTATCACCTTGTGAGGTGGATATGCTCGGGTCTCTTGGGTATCGATGTCCTTCAGGACAAGACAGTGTATCACGGTCGCATCCCAAAGGAGGCCGTTACTTTCCAGATCGAATGCGACACGTTTCATGTTTATTTCCTCGGCGTGTGTAGTGAGCAGGATTGCGCGACGCTCACGATTGGGCGTCTTACCGCTGCGAAGTGCGGCGGTAGTGTAAGTGTGCAGTTAAGAGTGAAGTCAGCCCCATAGGGCTCACCATATTTACAAGTCTGGCACGTCACCACTTTTGGAGATGAGGTACCAGAGGAGCCCGATGAAGCCGAAGAAGATGGCTCCCGCGATGATTTCTTCGATGCCATGTAGATCGGTCTCCATTAGGCTGTTGCGGTGTCTTCGAGGAAGTAGCGAGTGTAACGCTGCTTGGTGATCGGATGTGTCACACCCCGGCTAACAATGTTGTAGCCAGCTTCCCTGAGATCGCGGATGCGACGGGTCAGGCTCTGTATCGAGTAGTCGAGGAAGGCCTCGCGCTGGGAGATAGAGCCGGTAGCTTTGATGTGCTTCAAGATGCGGTCGTTCTGTGTCATGCCTGTTCTCCTTTTCCATCCGTTGTTCTCGGCCTTCTCGCAAAGCCGAAGCATGTGTGCGTGTAGTTCCCGCCATCCGGGGTTCTTGATCGTGTTGAGTGCGGCCTTATCGGCCATGTCGAACAAAAGGTCGTGGCTCAAAACGGTATCTCCTCGGTTGGTTGTGGGTGTACTTTCGCGAACGTGGTGGTAAGCCGACCTGTATCGCCATCGTAGAACAGAGAGCCTGCCTCGCCGGTCTCACCGGAGAAGCGGTTCTTTAAAACACGCATGACGGTCTCGTTCGGATTATCACCTTGCTGGTTGCGCTCGAGGCCAACCACGATGTCCGAGAGCTGTGCGATTGCATGGCTACCCCGGAGCTGTGAGAGGCTCGTGTGCGCTCCCTCTTCATGGCCCTTACCCTCCGGCCTGCGGAGGTGAGAGACGATGATGAGGGCGATGCCAGTCTCCTGAACAAGGGTCCTGAGCATCGTCATGGTGCGGTCGATGAGTCTACGCTCGTCGCCGTCACCGTCCATCCCCGAGACCACGATCGATAGGTGGTCGAGGAAGATGGTCTTGCAGTCGAGGGCCTTCGCCATGTAGCGAATGCGGCTCAACAGGTTGTCCACGTCGGTAGAACCGAAGTGGTCGTAGAGGTACACTCGTCCGGTACCCAAGGTGGCGTTGTAGGCCTCCCTGAGCTGATCCCCGTCCACGTCGGTCGCATCGATGTGCAAGCGCCTGTTCAGGTGCAGGCCCATCAGTGAGAGGGCGGTGGTACGGATACTCTCCTCGAGCATGATCATCCCTACCTTCTCACCAGTGTTGACGAGGTTGTAGGCGATCTCTCGAACGACAGCAGACTTACCTATACCGCTACCTGCCGTGAAGGTGACCAGCTCGCTATGTCGTATGCCGTGGGTCTTTGCGTTGAGGCCGTCCCAAGGATACGGGATAGACGAGTTGTCCTGCGGGGTAGACACAAGGTCCCACAGGTCGTCGCCGTTCAGGATACCGTCTGGCCGGTAGGCCTTGGCTCTCCATATGGCGTTGATGACTGCATCGCCTTGTCCTTTAACCAAGCATTCGTTAGGGTCCTTACAAGGTAGCGATGCAATGTATGCACGTCCGGGGCTCAGGAGCTCCGCACATTCCTTCGCAGCGGCCCGACCGGGTTCATCCTCATCGAACATGAAGACGACCTTCTCGAACCCCTCAAGCCAGTCCAGGGCCTTCTTGACTGACCTAGCAGCACCGGCAGCACCGTTGGGTACGGATACGGTCGGCCACTTGTTACTCTGGAGCTGGCTCACTGTCAGGCAATCAATCTCGCCTTCGGTCACCACCACCATCTTACCGCTCCCCCACAACCACTGGCCGTAGAGAGGCAGGGCAGCACTGGGGTCGCCTTTCCAAGTGAACGATTTGTCAACACCCCTTACCTTGATGGCGACAGGGTTGCGCTGGGCGTCCATGTAGTAGGCGCCGTGCTTGTCTCCGATTACTCGGTATCCGAAGTGTCGGAGGGTGTCCGCTCGGAGCTTACGATCCGGTAGGTCGATTGTTTCTCCTTTGACCTCGAGTAGTCCTTTCTGCTTTCTACTCTCTTTGGCCTGTATTGCGGCGTACGCAGCTTCTGGGCTACCGGGTTCCGTCGTTTGGTCATCCATCCCTTCTCCTCTCGTGTGCGTATCGCAGACAAAGCAGTATGTGTGCCCATCCGTGTAGAGCGAGTTGCCATCACTCGACCCACACGACGGGCAGGCCATGTGCCTGACGAACTCGCTCTCACGGTCTTTCATCAGAAGTCCTCTAGGTTGGGTTTCATGCGGGCGGCTTCGATCGCCTCGAGGCTTGCAGTGTTCACAGGCTCGTCCAGCCACTCATGCGGTATGGATAGATCGGCGTATGGAAACCCATACCGATCACACCACATCGCGTAGGATGTCTTGGACTGCTTCGAGATGCGGGTGGCAGCTCGGCTGAACACGAAGCGAACATCGATCAGTGGATGCTGCTTCTTCACGAAGAGCTGCTTCTGTCGGTCCTTTGTTAGGAACCGGCCCTTCGCCTCGACCACGATGCCGTTGGGGAGCAGGAAGTCCGGGTTGTACTTCGCGGCACGAGCGGGTTGAACATAGTTCAGCACGTCCATCTCATACCTATATTGGATACCCAGACTATCGAGTTCCTCTGCTATTTTTTGCTCAAGGCCGGATCGAAACCCGGCCTCGTTGCGAACGCTGTAGTGATTAGAAGTCGAGCGGTTCATCAACATCCACCACCTCTTCCGCAGCCGTAGGCGTGTCCATCACGAAGCCGTCATCAGTCGGCTCGAAGTCCGTCTTGGCCTCGTACGGGATGTACTTGATGACCTGGACGCCAGTCATATTCAGACGGCACCCGAGCTTGGCGACACTGATCCAGCCCGACACCTTCACGACGGAGCCAGAGGTTAGTTTGAAGTCGCTGGGCAGCGGGTTAACTGCGCTGTCTACCTGCGGTACGCGATTGGGTGTGCCATCACGCTTGGTTCCGTACGCTTTGAACTTCACCTCGATCAGGCCAGTCTCTGCGTTCTTTTTGAACGGCAGGGCCTTCGGCTCGATACCGGCAGCCTTGATGGCCTCCTTGACGGCAGCCTCAATAGGCTTAGCGTCTTCAGGGGTGAACGAGACGGTAAGCTCGTACTGGCCTTCAGGGTCAGGTACTGAGCGGTTCTCGGCGTTCGACCACGAGTATGCCCGGTCGAGTTTGGGGTACTTTGCGGTTCCAGCAGCGGTGCGGAACTTTACGAATTCACGTTTTGCCATTGTGTTGATCTCTCTCGTGTAGGGAATGGTGTTGGGGAAGGATAGATTAAATCTCATCCCACAGCTCTTGGAGGTACTCCTCTAACTGGGGCTGCTCGAGGGTCTTGACCTTCTGCTCGAAGGTGTCTGGGTCCTCGATCACCAGGCCTGCCTCAATGCTGTCACGGACAGCGTCGATGACCTGCTGGGTGGAGAGGTCGGGGGCCGGGTCGAAAGCCTGCTCGAGGTCAGAGATGGTATACATGGTAGACACTCCAGTTAGGGAAGGATTTACGAAAAGAAGAACTCGCTCTGTTGGACCGCATTCAGGTCCAGCGTTCCCTTGCTAGGGAGAGGCGGCAGTTCGAGATCTTCTGGGAAGCTGGCCCGGAGGTCAGCCAAGGGGTCGTAGTCTTGATACAGTTCGATGAAGGCGGGCTTGATGCACTTCTCGAGGAAGATGGTCATCTTGCCAGCATGTGTACCGAAACTATCATGGATCATCGCGAAGTCCGTGATCCCATTGGCCAGCCCCTTCAGGACAGACATCCTGAGCTGGGTGGCGTCAAGACTGTGTACGAAGTTCGGCGCGATGGCGGTACCCATAGAACGTGCGTCGAGCTTCTCTGTGTCGTGGCGGAACGTGAGACGTGTGCGACCATCTAAGACGGTCCTGATCTCTTGTTCTTCCGACGATACTTCCTTGTGAATGACGGTGAAACCATCCGGTGTCGTCCACCGAAGGGCCTTCACGTCAGCGGTGGATGCCGGGTCCTGCTTGTTCCGGTACTGGGCGTACTTAGAACCGGCAGTCCGTAGCCATTCCATCGCCTCCCTGCCCTTCAGCACCACGTCCTCGATCGAGGCCCAGATGACGTTAGACAGGAGCTTCACAGCCATACGTTTATTTTTTTCAACGTCGGCCCGCTCCCCATCGGTATCCCAAGGGGCGACTACACCAGACGCCACTTTCTCTTCAGCGGCCTGCTGGGTGTACTCGAAGCACGAACGCTGGGTTGCAGCGTATGGCACAACCATGACCTGACGTTTGGTTATCTTCCGGTCGAGGCCGAAGTCCAACCACCGCTGGGCCTGGTAGCTGTCCTCTGTCTCCTCCTCTACGATCCGGCGGAGACGCTCGGTAGCCCGTGCAGCGACATCACCGTAGATGTCCTGACGAGGCAGGCCGGGCACGAGGTTAACTGAGCGTCCACCTATATCGTCCCTCAGCATACCGGAGTAATGCTGGAGGCCTGAACAGGTAGCGTCCAGTTGGACAGACATGTGAGACATGAAGCCGTAACCAACCTTCTTGTACTCCGCCCACTCGAGGCAGAACCGCAGGAAGGAGAAGGGCTCATCCATCGATGTCCACCTCAGGTCATCCCTGGGGTTGGCAGCAACAGACAGGATCAGCTCTTCATTATCCAGTACCCACTGATGTCGCTCCTCGAGACAGATCTTGTCCTTACCGGCAGCGTTAGCACCGGCAACGGCAAGCCACCTCTCAGCAGTAGCGTCCTCGATTGGGGAAGGATTGGCGAACTCGAGACATGCCTTCATCCAGTCCGGCCCCTGTGTGTGCAGGAACGCAGGCTTGTTGTAGATACGTCCGCGATGGTCCATGTCACAAGGGAAGTACAGGGTAGGCTGGTTGACGAGGTCCCTTGCTACTGTGAGCATGGTGTAGACCTGCAATCGCTTACCTATATTCATCCGGTTAGGGACGTGGACATTCTCGTAGACATACGCATTGTGCTTGGCCTTGACCACCTTGTCCTCATGATACCGAGGAGGTAGCGGAGGTACAGGCAGGTCCTGACTAGGAGGCAGACCAGCAAT